TAATTTGGGAACGGCACGAGTACTTGCTACCGCAAACGTAACTGCTCCTCAGTTAATATCTAATGTAGCTACCGGCACTGCTCCATTCATAGTTACAAGTACAACTCAAGTTGCAAACCTAAGTGTTGCTACTGCTGGTTCTGCGACAAGCGCAACCACGGCAGGTACTGTAACAACTGCTGCTCAACCTAATATTACAAGTGTTGGTACTCTCACTTCACTTGCTGTATCCGGAAACGTTACCACTGCATTTATTACAGCCTCTGGCAATATTACAGCAGCCGGCAACACTATCTCAGGTGCAAATATTGTTGCGACCGGATACCATATTCGTTCAGTAGAGACAGGTATTATTGCGTTAGGACTCACTCAAGGGACCGCAGTTGCTCTTACTAAAGAAATAAATGTAGTCAGTACAGTAGTACCACTATTGAATACTGGGGTAAAATTACCAGTAGCTACTCCTGGCATGATAATCACTATCACTAATACGTCTGCTAACGCTCTTTCGGTTTGGCCTAATACAGGTGCTGATATCAATGGCGGAACAGTTAACACGGCGTACTCACACTCAGCCGGCGCAACATTACAATACGTAGCACCGACTTCAACTGACTGGTATACAGTCGGAGCGACATTTGCTTAACATAGAAAGGTAATATTATGGCAAAATCAGTAAATTCAACTCAAAAAGTATCATTCTCTAATCAAGTAAAGGGAAAGACTTCAATTGGGGCGTCACATAGTAGTATTAAGTTTTCTACTATGAATAAGCACAAGCGTAAAAATTATAAAGCATATAGAGGTCAGGGAAGACCATAATTAAAACAGGGGGAAATTATGAGTAGAGTAACATTAGAATTATTGAGAGAAGTATGCCCGAAGACCAAGGCAACTGTTCTTGCAAAATATGTAGAACCGCTAAACAAGATCGGTGACCACTTTGACTTATTCGAGAATCCAAAGAGAATGGCTGCATTCCTAGCACAGATTGCTCACGAGTCCGGCGGATTCAACTTTGTTAAGGAAGGGTTGAACTATAGTGCTGCGTCACTTAGAAAAACTTGGCCAAAACGTTTCACTACACTAGAAATCGCAAACCAATATGCTCGTAAGCCAGTAAAGATTGCAAACAAAGTCTATGCAAATCGCATGGGCAATGGAACAGAAGCATCAGGTGACGGCTACAAATTCTGCGGTCGTGGACTAATTCAGTTGACCGGTAAAGATAACTATAGTCGCTTTGCTAAGTCACTAGGCATGTCATTGGATGAAGCTGTTGCATATCTTGAAACTGCTGAAGGTGCTGTAGCAAGTGCTGGTTGGTTCTGGGACGCAAACAAGCTAAGCATCTATGCAGACAAAGGTGACTTTGTTGGCTTAACTAAGCGTATCAATGGTGGTACTATTGGTCTAGCTGATAGAAAGCATCACTATGATATTGCATTGAAGGCATTAAAGTAATATAATTATGGCACAACCCATTTGGAACACCCCGGCTGGTAATATAGGAGCATTTACTTCTGGATCTATTGTCAATTTTCAATTGTCCGCTACTCCTGTATCACCGGCCATCTCAGTCACATATGAACTGATTAGTGGTGTACTACCTACAGGTACTTCACTAACTACCTCCGGGGTGATATTTGGTAGAACAGAACCGGTTTTGGATAACACACCATATACATTTGTAGTAAGAGCAACAGATAATCTTGGAAATATTCGAGACAGGACGTTTAACATAAGTTTGTCCGGGATCGACGCTCCTGAATTTGTAACCCCTTCCGGGACACTATTTGTGACTAATGATAGCATATGGATAGAATATCCTATCAGATATAATGTGCCAATTGCAGATACACCAACGTTGATTGCATTAGTTCAGGGTACTCTTCCACCTGGTTTGGAAATAAACGAATTTGGATTAATAAGAGGATATCCCAATCCTCCTGTCGTGAACGTATCCTTGGGTTCTGTCACTACTGCATCACTTGCTGTATTAGATAACACAATCACCTGCTATAGTACTTTGGGATTTAGTGTCGGACGACCTGTATCATTCTCCGGTACTGTACTAGGTGGCCTTACGGCAGGAGAAACGTACTATGTCAGAGAAGTAATTAACTCTACTACGTTTACAATATCTACTACCGTTAACGGTCCAACATATCAACTATCAAATGACGCCGGGTATATGGATGTACTGTTACCTAATATTTCTGTCGGTCAACCCACCATTGAAACTTATGAATTTACATTAAGATTGATTACTGATTTTGGAACTGCTCTACAAACATATTCGATTACAGTAGTAAATCAAAATGCACCGCTATCTATCGGTGGTCCAAGTCGGCCCCTCAATACTAGAATACCTACAATACTGAATACTAGACCGCTAACATATAATATTTTAGTGAATGATATTGATTATGCTTTCTATTTGTTCCCACCTAATTCCGAAGGTAGAACATACCTTCCCACTCAATTTGCTTATATCGGAAAAAGTAGTAGTAATGACAGATTTTCTTTTCAAATATTAGGAAAAGATTTTGATAACAGTGAACTTGAATATGTTTTTGCTGATCTACCATTAGGGTTGTTTGGCGATAGTCAAACGGGTTGGATAACAGGCAATCCTGTGATTGCGGATAACTCAATCAGTGAATTTACCTTTTCAGTAGCGGTTCGTAAAATACAAAATCCATCAATAACATCACCGTTCGTGAATTTCTCATTCCAAATTAGGAATGCGTTGAACGGGAACATTATTTGGGTCAGTCCTGAAAATTTAGGAACAGTATTTAATGGAACTACTAGCACTCTTAGGGTGTCGGCGGCTAGTGATATATCTCTACAATATCGCATTGTATCAGGTTCTCTTCCGGCTAATCTTGTGCTACTCGATTCTGGAGAATTAGCTGGCAATATTGCTTTTCAACCTAGCGATACTTTCACCGACGCCAATCAGACTAGGGATTTTACGTTCACCATTGAAGCATATTCTCCGAATTTTGCCATAGTCAGTTCACAACGAACATTTACACTGTCAGTGGAGCAACTGTTCCCATATCCAACGGATACTCTTTATATTAAATGTTCTTCAAGTATTCCAGACAGAGAACTACTAAAGACACTACTTGATAATGATAGCTTGATTCCTAATGAAATGATATATAGACCAAATGATATCAATTTTGGTAAAGCAACAAGTATCATATATGAACATGCATACGGAATAAATTCTAGTTCATTAGATGAATACATAGCCGCGGTGACTATAAATCACTATTGGAGACAAATTACATTAGGTGAAATAAAGACTGCAATTGCTAGAGACGAACAAACTGGCGAAATTATATATGAAGTCGTATATAGCAGTGTTATTGATAATTTAGTAAATCCAGCTGGGCAAAGTGTCAGTAAAGAAATATTTTGGCCAAGATTTATACCCTTAAATGAGGGCCCTTGGTACACAAGTTCCACTGACATATTCACGAGCTATATCGGACAGGGCGGACAAACACAGTTCTATACTAGTTTAACACCAGGATTTGCTAGATTGCTATATCCTAATAGTTTACCTAATATGAGACAACAAGTAATCGACGTAATAGGAAGTGAAGAAAATACCTATATCTTGCCATTATGGATGACAAGTCAACAACTAGACGGTAATACCTTAGGCTACACCCCCGCTTGGGTAATATGCTATACTAAACCGGGCTTTGCAGAAATCATTAAGAGCAACATAGAAAACAATTGGAAAAATCCAGTGGGGCAGATACAGCGTCTTAATCAAATCGCTTTCAATATCGATAGATTTACGGTTGACAAAAGCACTACGTACAACTACGATAATAACTTGGTGCCTCCAGCTTGGACTGCATTGCCGAGTGGTGATCCGGTTCCCGATCCTATTGATAGCCAAGATTTTTATGTCTTATTTCCCAGACAGACAATTTTACCTAACGATACCCAGTATCCACGATAAATATATTATGGAACAAAAATTATGAGTCAGATTAACACAAACGGAATCAACACTAACTATCCAGTACCCGGCGAGAACAACAGTTCTCAGGGGTTTAGGGATAACTTCGCTCAAATCAGGAATGGATTAAACACGGCTGGAACTGAGATTACTGATCTTCAGAATAAAGTAGTGTTGAAAGCCGCACTGAATAATGCAGTATTGAACAATGACATGGCTAACACACTAATTAGCAATGCATCTACTAGAGGCTGGCGCGGCACTACATATAATCTCGGTAATGCATTGGTAGGTACTGTTCTAGTAGATGTTAACAGAGCAGATGTTCATTATGGTACATTAACTGGAAACCTTACCTTGCAATTTGGTAGCTGGGCTCCTGTAAACACTGAAAGCTCAGTAACCGTTAGATTAGCAGTCGCTAACGCAAATGCGGTTATATCATTGCCTAGTGAAGTAGTTTCGTCAAATAACAATTTTGGTGTCACTATTATAGAGAATTACAAGGATATTAGCAATGTTGCTACTATTACAGCACCGGCTAATGTTCAAATTTTGGAATATACTTTCACTTCAATTGATTGCGGCAACACTATCACGATGAGTCCAGTTAATCGTTCTTATCAATCAACTCAAATCATCAATCGTGATCCTCCCCCCACAGGGTTTCCGGGAGATGCTCCCGGAACTGTTGCAGTTGGAAATAGTGTGGGCGAGCTTAACGTTACTTCCACTATTGGTACCGGCAACTACATTATTGTAAATTCAACTTCCGGTCTGTATCCTGAATTACCTATCGTGTTTACTGGTAATACTGATGCTGCTAATAGCAACCTTACAGCAGGAACTACTTACTTTGTAAGTACAGTTGCTAATGCTACTGCATTTACTGTTGCTACTACAGCAGGCGGAGCGGCACGTGATGTAGGTACAAGCTCTCAAGCATTTAATGGTAATCCAACTAGCTATCTATATGTTTGCACCGCAGATTTTAATTCAACAGTGAATGCTAAATCAGTATCTAATACTTTTAGTTCTGGAAATATTATTCAACTCAACAATACTAGTAGCTTAGCGGTAAATGCTCCAATTATCTTTACTGGTAATGTGGATACTGCAAACACTAATATTGTAGCTAACAATGTGTATTACATTAAGACCATTGCATCACCTAACATTACTATTAGTGGTACAAGAGTAGCAGGTACTGCTGGAGGCGTTGTCGCTATAGGCAACCTCGGTGTGACTGCCAATATTACAGCTACAGCCATTATCGGTACTGATATTTGGAAAAGAATAGAACTGACTTCTTGGTAAGACATGGAACATCCTTTTTTAACAAGCAAAGATTTAGAAGACAAGTCAATGGAAGAGATACAGGAAGCCATAAGTAATATTATGAATAAACTCACCTTTGCTTACAGAACACAAAACGGTCCGCTAATACATCAACTTCAAATGGTTCTCGAAAGTCATAGAACGCAGTATTTTAAAAAGACTGATGAAGTTTTTGCTAAGCAGAAATTGAACAACCAAATCAACATTCAGAGTGATAGATAACGATGCACACCCGTATTGAACGAGATTTCTGTTTTCAAACAGGCTTGTATTTTGAAAACAAATTTCATGTGAATGTGTATGACATAACTGTATCTATGTTGGTAGAAACTGATTCAATCAAAGAACAAAATATTGCAATGGATAGAGCTATCTATTTGTTGAGCGAATTAATTACTAATTCAGTATTTGTAAACTCAGCTAATAGTGATATCATTAAGAAGTATGAAAATGTGGACTTGAGAATATGTGAATTACCACAAGAACCATATGATCAAATTATAGCAATGGTACTGTTACTTAAGCTTAACAGCATTATGGAAAATAGATTAAAGATTACTGATTTGGTTATAGGTTCAACTATGAGCGACGGAGTAAGATTTAATTTAGTATCAGAAACAGCAGAAAGTACATTTAGTGGAAAATACTGGTGGAACAGTCCCTGTTTAGCAATCACGAATCATGCAACTGATGGCATAGACCACAATAAAGTAATCAAATTATTTAATGATGATTGGACTGGTTTGGGCTTATCTTGGCGAGAAACGGCTAAAAATTAACTTGAAATCCTGTTAATAATAGTGTAAGATAACACTATGTTCAAAGATAAGTATGGTCAGTTAATATTCAATGAGAATGATTTGGTAGATTTGTATCTAACCAACACTGAATTCTCTACCAAAAGAGAAATATTAGTAGAAAACGATATTTTGTTTGATGACTCATTAGATTTAAAAACGCCCACTAAAGTAAAAAAATATCAAAAGCTAGATATTTCTATCGAAGATTTCGATATTCAATCAAGTAACACATGGCACTTCCCGTCTGAATACCAAACATTTGACATAGCTAAATTCGTATTAGACCAATGTCAATCTGAAACCGAAC